CTATGGCAGGCGGCAGACCAATAGGCTCATCTAACAAAAACAAGCAATTTTTAATGGATCGCTTACAGAAAATGTACGGCGATGATTTCCATCCGATCATGAATATGGCCAAAAATGCGGCTGAATATCAAAAATCCATTGACGCGCTAGACCAGGACACCCGAATCCCATTACTACCAGAGGCAAATAAACTTTGGGAGGGTATAGCGCAATACGTTGAGCCTAAGCTAAAAGCGGTAGAGTCAAAAGTCGATAACTCTGGAACTATCACTATTTCGTGGGAAAAATGATTGGCTAATATAGTCATACCCTACAGGCCGAGGGAGCAATTCCTTGGCTACCATAATCACGACAAACGCTTTGGCATATCTGTATGTCATCGCCGAGCTGGAAAAACAGTTGCGCGCATTAACAAGCTATTAAAAGCAGCGCTGGAGTTCAACGATCCGCTCAAGCCAATGCCACGATTTGCCTACATAGCCCCTTATCGATCCCAAGCAAAAGACATCGCATGGGCGTATCTAAACTGGTATGCCAGCGGTCTGAAAGAAATAGGCATGCGACCAAACCTTCAAGACTTGTCCATTTACTTTCCGCACAATGGCGCGACAGTCCGTCTTTACGGAGCCGAGAACGCCAACTCTTTACGTGGCCTTTACTTTGACGGGATTGCCGCAGATGAGGCGCAGGACATTGCAGGCGTTACGCTAAACACTGTAATTCTCCCGTGTTTAGCTGATCGACAAGGGTGGCTGGATGTTTCCGGCACCCCAAAAGGATGGTCGAATTTATTAGGCCGATTGGTCAAGCTTGCACAGAAAGAGCCTGACGACTGGTTTTTGCAGATACTCAAAGCTAGCGAATCAAAGATATTGCCCGACAAAGAATTGGCGCTTCAACGCAAACTGATGACTGATGCACAGTATCGCCAGGAGTATGAATGTGACTTTGACGCAGCGATAACCGGTGCTGTATATGGGGAGTGGATAAGCGATTTAATATCAAAAAACAGAATTACCAAAGTTTCCTATGATTCTGCGCTGCCTGTTCACACCGCGTGGGACTTGGGCTATGGAGACGCTACAGCGATATGGTTTTATCAGGTTCATTTTGGGGAAGTCAGGATTATTGATTATTACTCGAATAACAATGAAGGCATTCAGCACTATATAAACGTGCTGAGCGGAAAAGGATACAAATACGGAAAACACCGCGTTCCACATGATGCGCTTCACGGAACAATGGCGGCAGGAGGTAAATCTATCATCTTGCAAGCCAGTTCGTTAGGATATACACTTATACCAATACCTAGGGATACAATCGCTAACCGTATTGAAGCAGGGCGCAAAACATTAGAAGTCTGCTGGTTTGATGCTGAAAAATGCAATGACGGTCTTGATTGTCTTAAGCAGTATCAATACGAATATGACAAAGACAAGCAAATGTTTAAGGATTCCCCGCTGCATGATTGGACTTCGCATGGTTCAGATGCGTTCGGATACCTGGCACAGACATGGCGCGAAATTAAGCCTGCGGGCAATAAAGAGCCTGCACAGTTTTGGGAACACCAACAAGCTAAAGACATTTTCTTTCCTGATAGATCTAGCAACAAGCCGAGAAGGTCGCGCATATGAGTACAGGCAATAATACCAGTTACAACTACACCAGCACGAATGCTAGTAGTCAGATTAAAGGATCAGACGGTACGTTAGGCGGTTTTTTCGTTACTGCAACCACAGCAGGTACGATTACCATTTACGACAACACCGTATCAGGTGGAACGGTTATCTTGGCGACTGCCATTTTGCCCGTAGGTTTTTACCCGCTCCCTATCTCGTTCAATAATGGCTGTTACATAACACTATCCAATATGACCGTCACAATGTTGTGGTTGTAATATGCTGAAAGAACTTGGCCGTAAACTTGTCGATGCCATTGCGGGTCCAACTCCTGAGCAAGTGGACGACATTAATATCGTATCGAAATGGACAAATGAGATCACGCGCTATGATTCTCTCTCGCGTCCGTGGAGAGACAAGGCCAAGACAATCACCAAGCGCTTTGCAGATGAGCGTAATAACAATATGGAGAATGTTGCTCGTTACAATATTCTCTGGTCAAACATTCAGACTTTAAAACCGGCACTTTTTTCCCGAAATCCCAATCCCGAAGTCGAAAGACGCTTTAAAGACGAAGATGAAGTAGGTCGAATTGCAAGCGAAGTGCTAGAGCGCTGTTTATCCTATTCGATCAATTGCGAAACTCAAGAATTCAACGAGAAGTTGTCACAAGTTGTGCTTGACCGATTATTGTCAGGTCGCGGTACTGCTTGGGTGCGCTATGTTCCGCATTTTCGTGATGTTGAAATTGAAGGCAATCAAGAAGTAAAAGAAGACGGCTATCAGATAACTGACGATGCCGAAGACGAAGACGATCAAGAAACGCCTCAAGAAGTTTATTACGAAGAGACTATCGTTGATTATATTCACATGGAGGACTTTGGACATACCAAAGCACGCACATGGGAAGAAGTCACCGCAGTTTGGCGCAAAACCTATCTGGATAAAGATGAACTTGCCGAGCGATTCCCTGATGTTGAAAATATTCCGCTCGATCACGGCGAAGAAGAATCAAATGCCGATGAATCAGTGGAGCGTAAAGCCACCATTTATGAAATCTGGGACAAGTCTACTGAAACGGTCTACTGGATTCATAAAAGCGTTAAAAAGCCGCTCGACCAGCGAGAAGACCCGTTAAAACTTGAAGGGTTTTTCCCTTGTCCGCGTCCGTTGTTTGCAACACTGACAAATGACACGGTTATACCAATTCCTGATTATGTTCAGTATCAAGATCAAGCGGACGAACTCGATAACTTAACAGGCCGCATAGATTCTGTTATGCGTGCGGTTAAAGTTGCGGGTGTTTATGCTGCTGATGCTCAGGCCATTGATAGGCTTCTGTCAGAAGGCGTAGAGAATAAGCTTATCCCCGTCGAGGAGTGGGCTATTTTCGCTCAAAATGGCGGATTGCAAGGCGCATTTGCGTTATTGCCCATGCAAGAAATTCTCGAAGTTCTGAAAGGTCTTTATGAAACCCGCGATAGGGTTAAGCAGGATCTGTATGAAATTACGGGCATGGCTGACATTATACGCGGTGCGAATGATCCAAGCTCTACGGCGACCGCTGAAAACATCAAGGCTAATTTTGCTTCAATTCGCCTGCGTGATATGCAGGCAGATGTTGCTCGATTTATTCGTGACCTCACTCGAATTATGGGTGAGGTTATCGCTGGTCATTTTGGTATTGATACGCTAGCGCAAATATCCGGCGAAAAACTGCTGAAAAATGCAGAGAAAATGCAATTGCAGATGATGCAGCAAAATCCGCAATTAGCTGCACAGATTCCACCTGATAAAGCTCAATTATTGACTGCTCCAAGCTGGGAAGATGTAGATGCACTTCTGAAAAACGAAAGCGCACGCACATTCCGCATTGATATTGAAACAGATTCAACTATCAAAATGGATGAAGACCAGCAGCAGCAAGCGAGAATGCAGTTTTTAGACACGATTGGAACGTTTTTGCAGAATTCTGTTCAATCAGTCCAGCAATTTCCTCAATTGGCACCATTGTCCGCTGCTAGTCTCATGTTTGCGGTACGTTCATTCCCTGCTGGTCGGCAATTAGAGTCCGCATTCCAAAAGACAGCCGATTCTATGGTTCAAATGGCTCAACAGTCGCAGAACCAGCCACCACAACCTAGCCCTGAACAAGTTAAGGCGCAAGCTCAACAAGCTAGCGACCAGGCTAAAGCGCAATCACAGCTACAAATTGAGCAGGTTCGCGCACAAGCACAATCGCAAGTTGAACAGCTTAAACATGAGCTGGAATCGCAGCGCATTCAATTGCAGGCTCAAGCCGATCAACAAGTAAAAATGGCCGAGATTCAACAAAATCAGCATCAACAACAACTTGAAGCTCAACGCGCGCAATTAGACAAGCAGCATGAATTAGCGCTGCAACAGCAAAAAGATGCGCATGATTTCCAAATCGCCCAAATGAATGATTCAACCGCCCGTTGGCGCACGCAGATTGAAATTGATGCTCAGATTACCTGTGCTCAAATAGCGGCCAAAGCCACGCTCGATGCGGCTCAGTTGTCGGCTACCAAGCAGTTTGACAATCAGGAAAAAATCTAAATTTAACCCTATTTTGTTATGTTATAACGTTACAGGTGATTTATGGGAATGAGCTTTACACAATGCCGTTATTGCGGCGTCTTATTTGAGCGCCATTTGCGTGCTGAGCATCCCTGCTATGCCGATGAAAAGGTTAGAAAAGCTGGCTATTACATAAATCCTGACATTCAGCCTTATCAATCAATGAAAACGGGCGAAATGATTACCTCTCGAAAAGAGCATCGCGAACATTTGAAAGTGCATCGTTTAGTTGAATTGGGTAATGAACCATTAAAACCGCCGAAGAAAATAGAAAAGACAAGTTGTCGCGATGAACTAGGTTTTGCCGTCCATGAAGCTTTAGCCAAACACCAAAGAGAGAGTATCTAAATGATTGATGAAAATGACGAAAGCCTAGATGAAGGCTCCATTGTCCCCGAAGAATCAAAACCCGAATTAAGCCTACGCGAGTCGCTTGCCGCTGCTATGGCAGAAGACAAAGCGAAAGCGCGTGGTGAAGACGGCAAATTCGCCAAAAAAGACGAAGAACCGGCAAAAAAAGACGTCAAAAATAATGCCGATTCTACTCAAGAGATTAAGGCAGCGGTAAAAGCGCCAGATGCATGGGATGCGACTTTTAAAGAGAAGTTCGCTCAATTACCCCCAGAAATGCAGCAATATTTGTCGAAACGCGAGGCAGATATTCATAAAGGATTTACTAAGCAAGACGAAGACCGCAACTTCGGTAAGCAAATGCGCGATGTTGTCACTCCCTACTTGCCCATGATTCGTGCGGAAGGTGGAGAGCCAACACAAGCAGTACAAAATATTTTGCAGTCTATCTACCAGTTAAAACAGTCTTCTCCACAGCAGAGAGCAGAAATGTTTTTAGGTATGGCGAGGGAATACGGTGCTGATTTTCAGCACATGTTCGCCACGTTACAAAAACCCCAAGCGCAAGTCGATCCTAGATACCAACAGCTTGAGCAAAAACTATCAAGACTGGAACAGGAGAGATTGCAAGAACAACAGGCAAGAGAATTTCAAACTACGTCACAAGCGCAGACTGAAATTGAGCGCTTCGCCTCTGATCCTGCGAATGCCAACTTTGAAGCAGTGAAATCCGATATGGCCATTTTACTGCAAGCTGGCAAAGCGAAGGGTCTACAGGAAGCCTATGAAATGGCCTGCTATATGAACCCGCAAATTCGACCATTGATGATTCAGACCACTACTCAATCAAAGATGAGCCAAATAGCGGACAAAGCAAATAAGGCGAAACAGGCTGGCGCAAGTGTTTCCGGTGCTCCTTCGGCATCATCGAAACCAGCGCCAATTGATAAGAGCACACGAGAGCTATTGAAAGATGCGTTCCGTGCAGCTCGAAATTAACATAGGTAATTCAACATGGCTTTAATCAATCCGAGTCCCAACTTAACGGAAATCGTGACCACTACCTTGCGCAATCGCACTGGTAAGTTGGCCGATGACGTTACCAAAAACAACGCCTTTCTATTTCGTTTGCGTAAAAAAGGCAAAGTAAAAACTGTATCCGGTGGTCGTACCATTGTGCAAGAACTGCAATATGCAGAAAACGGCACATTTAAGCGCTATTCCGGTTATGAGCCAATCAACATTGCGCCTTCTGATATTGCCACTGGTGCGGAGTTCAACTATGCCCAGGCAGCGGTTGCCGTGACCATGTCAGGCTTGGAACAACTCCAAAACTCTGGCGAAGAAGCCATTATCGACTTGCTCGAAGCTCGTATCGAAAACGCCGAAAAGACGCTGTTAAACAACATCGCTTTGGACGTGTATTCAGACGGTACCGCAGACGGTGGTCGTCAAATCGGTGGCTTGCAGCTTTTAGTGTCAAAAACTCCAACATCTGGCGTGGTCGGCGGTATTGATGCCTCTACGTCTGTAGGTGCTTTCTGGCGCAACCAAGCTTTCTCTGGTGTGAACAACGGTGGTGCGGTCGTATCGGCTGCGAACATTCAGTCATTTATGAACCGCCTCTATTTGCAGTTGATTCGCGGTACTGATCAGCCGGACTTGATTCCAGCAGATAACAATTTCTACCGTTTTTATCTTGAATCAATGCAGTCAATTCAACGTGTTCAAAGCGAAGACATGACGCAAGCCGGTTTTAACTCTTTGCAATACATGAACGCTGATGTGGTTCTGGATGGTGGTTATGGCGGTGGTGCTCCAACGAACACCATGTACATGCTGAACACTAACTATCTGTTCTTCCGTCCGCATGCTGATCGCAACTTCGTACCTATTGGTGATGAGCGTTTCAGCGTAAACCAAGACGCACTCGTTAAGTTGATCGGCTTTGCTGGTAACTTGACAATCAGTAACAGATTCCTCCAAGGCGTATTAAGCGCATAGCGTAAGGTGTTGTACTTGCGTAAAACTTTGAGAATTTAATGCCTTTAGTAAGGCAAAGAGGATTTAAATCATGGCTTTCGTTTCTTATGAAGAAAACTTAGGCGCGGTGGACTTTCAGCTAGCCGATAACGCTGGCCCCGGTCCCTATGCGCTTTTAGGCACAAATGCGGGTAAATTTGGTCGTTCAAACTTCCAAGGCCAATTATTGCGCGCTTATGATCCTAACTTAGGTGGTGGTGAGTTCTTTTTCGCTCAAGCACCTTCAACCAACACCACTGGACAGACCATTTCATCTATCACCATTTCAGGTTCAATCGCGACTGTTACCACAGGTTCAGCGCATGGCTTGTTAATCGGCGCTGTCGTGATTATGGCCGGTCAGGTGCCCACGGGTTATGCGGGTACGTTCACAGTTACATCTATTCCATCTACTACTACCTTCACTTATGTTATCGGCGGCACACAGCCTCCTGTGACGTCGGCGACTACTGTGGGTACTTACACTAATGGTCAGATCATGCCCGGTCAATTGTGCAGCATTACGCCGTCTGTTTCGGGTGGTGTGATTAGTTACACACTGACGCCTTGGGCGGGTACGGCAAACACGGGTACACCTTTATGCGTGCCTTTGGTTGGCTGCACGGCTAGCCAATGGATATGGGTACAGGTAAGCGGTGCTGCGGTTGTTGTCACGGCAGGTGCTCCGGTTGCAGGTAACCCTGCTTATTTCTCGGCAGCGGGTATCGTTCAGCCTACAGCAGTAGCGAGTAAGCAGGTGCTTAACTTTGAATATGCAACTGCTCCTGGTGTAACAATTGGTCAGGGTACGCAAGCGGTTACACTCGGTGCAAACCAAGCCGTAGCTATCCTTAATCGCCCATTTGTTCAAGGCGCAATCACCTAATTGATGGGGGAGCAATCCCCCTCTTTTACAGGAGGCTACCATGCCCGGTTTCCAATTAGATATCCAGTCCGCAGGCTTATCGCCTTTGGCTGCGGCAATGATAAATGGCGCTAATGCGGGGCCATTTACGGCTACGGGTTCAACACAAGCAACAGCACTGCTTTTACAAGCCTGCTCCAACTTGTTTACGACTGTAGCAGCTTCAACGGGTGCTATTCTGCCTTTGACTACACAGGCAAGAATCAGCCCCGGCGATATTATTGCTGTTTCAAATAATGGTGCTAACGCCCTGTCAGTTTATCCGCCAGTCGGCTTTAGTATCGGCACTTTGGCAGCAAATACGGCGCTATCTGTCCCCGCTGGTAAATCTGCATTGTTCCAAGCTCTCGGCAATAACAACTACGTGTATTTCCTTTCCGCTTAATTTTAGAGGTGTTCTATGTTAGCTTCAGTTAATACTATCGGTATGCAAAACGGCCAAAAAGCCAAGCATGGCGATGACAACAAGCTATTTGTGACGTTTTACGTTGATAAAATCTTATTGACTGAACAAACCGAAGCGCAGGGCGAGCCTGTGTATCGGGATGTTGAGATGATAAAGATTAATGTTCCTGGCGATGCTAAAACGGTGGTGATTCGTGAGGTCACTCGCGAAGATCAAAATCGATTCCCTAGCCAATGGGCAGATTTTAAAGCAGGCCGTGAGCAATTACAGCATGGCCATGCGTTAAAAGAAATGGGATTAGGTGATACCGAAATTAGCAAACTCCACTGGATGAACGTTGTTACCATAGAACAACTTGCAGACTTGCCCGACTTCTTGCTAGAAGATTTAGGTCTTGGCGCTAGAGGTTTACGCGATGGTGCAATTAAGTGGATTCAAAACCGCAAAGTAAGTGTTGATGAGTTTGAAACGCTCAAAGCCGAAAATGAAGGCCTGCAATCAACATTAATCGAATTGCAAAATACTGTTCAGTTAATGCGTGAAGAGCTAGCCTCATTTAAGGCTAAGAAGTAAACTAGGGGGAGCAATCCCCCTTATTTTTGGTGACTTTATGGCGATGACTTTACAGCAAATTGTTTGGCAGGTATGTGATGAGGTGGGATTTCCTCGACCTACTGCTATTGTATCGTCAACCGACCAGACAGCACGCCAATTGTTAGCATTTGCTAACCGAGAAGGCCAAGAGCTCGCTGAAAGAGCGGGCAAAGATCAAGGCTGGCCAATTCTTCGCAAAGAATATCTAGTAACCATGCAGTCAACCGGATTAATCACGGGTTGTTCTTATACTGCGGGTATAAACACCGTAACATTGGGCAGTTTTACGTCTGCACCACAAGTGGGTTGGATTATTTCCGCCAGTGGCGGCAGTAACGCAACCGCGTTCCCGTCAATGACGACTGTAACAGCTATAGCTGGCTCAATTGTTACTTTAAGTAACAATGCGACAAGTTCCGGCACGAATGTCACTATGTCATTTGGGCAGCAGTCATATAGTTTTCCAGTCGATTTTAATTACATAATTAACCAAACTGAATGGGATAGAGGCTACCGCTGGCAGTTGCTTGGCCCCGTCTCTGCTCAAGAATGGCAGGTTTTGAAATCTGGATTAAGTCCTACGGGGCCACGCCGCCGATTTAGAATTATGGCCGGCCAGCTTTATATTGATCCAGTTCCTTACGATACTAATACACTGGTTTTTGAATATTTTTCTAAAAATTGGGTTTTGACTGCTACAGGCGCTTCGAGCAATGTTTTCACAACTGACACTGATACTCCAATTATCCCCGATGATGCCCTCACTTTGGGCGTTAAGTGGCGGTTTCTCGAAAGCAAAGGGATGGATTACCAACAAGCGTATAAAACCTACACTGATTGCGTAGATCGTCATTTATCGAGAGCAGCGGCAGC